CTTAAACAAAACAAAACTAAAGAATTTTGCCACCACCATGAAGAAACGAAACGAGGGGAAGACATGGGATTGAAAATAGCACGCCGGGAAGGCGCTGCGACAAAGTCGCACTTAGGCCACAGTAAAAGTAAGATCGGCTTTTTTGTATACCGCGTGCCTAGCTGCGGTGCATTTCAAAAGAAATGAAAAAGAGGGGTGGGGTGAGACTACTGGTGGATGAGCAGACCAGGGTAAACAGGATCAATGAGAGAAAAATCGTCGCCAGCAGCAACATAAACTGAAAGCTGCGACGCGTTCTGCGTGCCGGTACTGGTACCGAAGCGCATGAACTGGATCTGATCAGTGGCAATGGACTCGTTGTAGGTGGTATAACCACCAGGGACAGAATTGGTCATTGGGGTGAAGCGGGCGTTGACGTAGTACGGGCAGCTGACACTCAGCACCGGATTGATGCTAAGGTCCGTGACAGCCGCACCGTCGTAGTCGATGAGATTGGTGTTGGCCGGAAGATCGAGCCCGCTGTACTGGCTGGGCGGCATGATGACGGCGTAGGCATTGCCACTCTGGCGTGTCTCGTTGCCTCCGACTACCGTGCCGGGCGTGAAGACGCCGCGGAAGAGCATGGTCCCCCGCCACCATCTGAACGCTCGGACGATGTTCGACATGCTACCTTGCGGGCATACCGTGTAGGGAGTCCACACAGCCAGGCCGGCAGTGGTGCTAGCCGGGACAATGCCAGCAATACTGCCGTTTCTTGTGTACCTGTGGAGAAGGTCCCGCCAGTTGGTGATGTTCTCGCCCATCGACTCACCCTCGATCATCTTCATGTCAAGGCGGACGAATGACTTGAACTCCACTGTCTTGAACTGCTCCGGGACGGAACCTGAGGCTTGACCCAGAACTTGGACTTGTGCTTGGCCGTCGAAGGCCCCGTAGTCTGGCTGTTTGCCACGGAAGGTGGTGCTGGCAGCTTGGACCGTCCTGCGCTGCGGTGCGCGGGTGTCGTGGGCTTGAGAGTGCGACCGCGCAGTGACCAGCTCGAAGGCATCGATGGAGCCTTGTTGCGCTTCACGCTCCTGCGTGGTAGTGGGGAGCACGCTGGCCCAGGTGCTGGAAGTCGGAAAGTTACGTGGTCTCGCGAACACCAGATCTGGACCGGCTGACATGAAAACGTTGAACCCGACCGTGCCGATCGAAGAGTTGGTGGACACCACAGTGCCATCGAGGGAGAGCGTGAGGAAGCCCATGGTCTGAGTTGGCAGCGACGACCAATAAGTGGACGCTCCTGCAACAGGTATGATGCGTCCAGTCGTCGTCCAAGGGGTGCCGTTCAGATACGGGACGATGAGGTCGAAGACAGTGTCGCCGCGGACGTCAATGAGCACGCTGTTCAGGTCACCGTCTGACGTGTTGATGGTCGACGGGATTGTGGCGTTCTGCGGGTGGACTGCAGCTCGGACCCTGAACGTCGTGAAAGGATTGCTGACGAACTGGAGCCTGACCCGGAGGCTACCACGCCAATACTCGAAGAACTGTGCAACGTGAGCTGTGCGAGTGGGAGCTCCGTAGTAGTTCTGCGAGCTAGTACCGTAACCACCGTGTCCAACGTTGGGCGACAGGGGGTAAACGGCAAAGACAGCGTCCTCGGCTGTGGTGATTGGGAAACGATTGGCGTCGAGCAAGACCGGGTGCGCCATGTAGTTCGCAAAGACGTTGTTGTCCACTGGCTCACCAAGCGTGGTAACGTCGTCTGCTACGCGGTTCGCGGAGAGGAGCCCGAGTTGTGTGGCATTGGCAAGCCCGTCTCCGGTGGCGTGATCAGAGGCGATCTCGGGACGCATTGGCATGGTTGCTTGGAGGGAGAGGGGCTTGTCGAAGCCCAAGGCACCGGCTATGCCACCGATGGCGTTGGAGATCATGTTGATGGGGCCGAGGATTGGGGCCGCCAAAGCGCCGAGCACTGGCACTTCCATGATGCCAGCTGTGACCTCTGAGACTCGGTTGGCGACTCCGCTGACGACTCCTTCTTTCGACTTTGTGGTCTGCTCGGGGGGGGGCTGCGGGTTCTTGCGGCCCTTTGCTTGGACGACTCCTTTGAGAAGGGTGAACGTGTCCAGAGTGGGACCAGCTACGCAGTAATTCACGAACCTTGCGTAGATGGCGATCCCGACTCCTCCCACCGAGGAAGTAGAACCAGTGGAAAGCACGTTAGCCACGTGTGTCCACACGACGCCAATACGACCGGTGTAGAGCGACTTGAGATCGATCCAGGGGTACGGTGCGTGGTACCTCAGGCGGAAGACGACTGTTGGAGCTGTCGTGGCCGAAACCACGACGTAGTCGCCAAACGTGCCAGAATAGGGCAGGTACTGGACCGTGGCGTCAGCGGTTGTGGTGTCGCGGGCGTAGGAGCAGATAACAGTGCCGGCGTTCATGGCTGTGGCGTTAATTCGCACGATGACCTCGACGTCACCGCGGAAGTAGCGCCATTGCGACAGCGTCGCTGCGACTTTGGGTTGGGAGAAGAGAGCGTCCGGAAACACAAGGCTGCCTTTGAGCGTGCCCTGCGTGTCAGCGATGTTCCAGGTGTAGCTGGCAACCTGGTACTCTCGGCCGAGTTCCGGGGGGATGTTGGGCTCGTCGTAGGGGTCTGAAGCTTGGACTGCTACGTCGTCGCCGGCCTCCGGGCGCGTGGAGTCGACAAGAACCGTCTCCTCCGAAACGCCGAGCTGCTGGACGATCGGCTCAGATGCCACGTCTTCTCCAATCACCATCTGGCCGCCAACTTGAACGACGGGCCGCTCAGGGATAGGAGTGAGCTTGATCGGGGCCGTGACGCCGTACTTGTACCCCATCCACGCGTGGATGACCTCAGCGTACTCGAGATCGATGAGACGCCAAGAGTGGTTGCGCAGGACATTGTTCATGAAACGCTTGACCTCGTTGAACTTCTGCCGACTGTGAAGGGCCCACTCGCGGAGAGCAGCGGTGGCCACTTGAAACGTCAGCGTCTGCTGATCGCCACGCTTGTTGACCCAAAGGACGGAATTGATGAGCGAGTCCTCGTCCAAAGGGCCCTTGATGTAAACCGAAGCGGTGTCGCGAACGAAGCGGCGCTTGAGGAAAGTGATGGTCTGTGGATCTTGGCTGGGGCTTGAAACGAGCTTCTTGTCTGCCCCTGTCATGATGAAACCGATGCGTGCGAGGCTCTGCGCGACTGTCACAGCGTTGTACCACTCTACCTCCTCAGAGGCGGAGGTGACGTCGTCGTCGCCAAAGTCGCTGGCACGAACACACTCGTTGTACTCCGAGAAGGGCCTGACGCCCGAGCCGTCGCCCCCAAAGAAGAGCTGATTGGAGATGTCGGCCCAAGCGTAGCGTCCCAAAAGGTTTCTAACGATTGTGTTGTACAGAGCGGTGATGGGGTGCCCGGTGAAATTCTTCCCTCGGATAAACAAGAAGTGTTTCCCAATGCACACCTTCGCGCCGCTCAGCGTCCTGAGCAAGGCCTTGCGAATCTTGTGGGCGATCTTGTCCTTGTCGCCGATCCACTCGAGAATGATCTTGGCAGCGACCTCATGGATCATGGGACTGAAGCTGCCGTCGTAGTTCTGCGCATCACTGTCCCAGCAGCGGTAGGCAGAATGGCCAGACTTGTCGGGCTCGAGGCGGAGGTAGTGGTAGAGGGCGGTCCACTCAGTGGCGCTTGTCGGATTGATGCCCACCGCTGACCAATGCTTGCCGTGAACGCGGCACATGTTGGCCATTGGACGAGCGAACCACTTGCGGAAGAGGTACAGGAACGGGAACGTGGCAACCCAGCCAAGGCGTGTGTCACCATTGGTCACCTTGGTGATCGAACGGAGTTCGTCCTTAAGGAAGGCGGAAAAGATGACCTCGCCGTCGAGAACGCCGTCAGGTCCCGAGATGATCAGTTCTTCCAGGCGTGCAACGTCGCTGCGCAGCTTGGGTCCCATGAACTTGACCCCGTTGACCACGTTGACGAACGGATGCTTGCCCCTGCCGGTGCCAGTGTAGCCGTAGCCACCTGACGTCGCAAGGTCCACGGGCTTGATGTGCTCGTCCGTGGGGTGGCCATTGAGGTTTTCCTCCTCGGTGAGAGGCTGGGATGAGCCAGGATCGGGCAGAGTGTCGAGCAGAGACGCCGCAGCGAGATCGAGGAGTTGACGGGTCCGGGGGCTGTCGTCAATTTCCTGAACCTGGGTGAAGCGCTCAAGGGCCCGGTCGAGTGGATGTTCCCTCTGGCCCTCACTGTTGGTGAACCAGTCCAACGTCGCAGGCAGCCTGGTTTGAGCACCGCCCGAGGCAATGAAAGGTCCAGAGAAGATCGATGGCTGCATGGCGGTGCGATTGCTGATGAAGACTGCGTGCCCGGCGGGCACCTCCTCGACTTCCACAACAGCCGGGCCCAGCTTCGGGAGCCTGGCCTCCACAACACCGATCTCGTCGCCGATGACTTCGTTGATCATCTCGCGCGTCAGGACGACACCGAGCTTGGAATGAGCGAGCTTGCCGACGTGAACGAACATGAGCTTGCGTTGCATGTGGGGATTCGCCACTGCTCCAACGGCTCCACAGCAGCCACCGTGGGTGGGGGCATCGTAGCGGAAGCCGCTGACCGTCGTAACCTTCTGTTCCCTCTTCTTCCCATCAATCATGTAGCACAGGTTGGTCGAGTCGGACCTGGCGTCGTGTCCGTTGGTGTACTGGGTGCACGTCATCTCCCCCTCAGCGTTCTTAGCAAAGAGGTAGCCAAAGGAGCGGTCGTGGTTGAGATCATCATCAGACATCCATAGGTGGTAGGTGGACTGCCGGGCCGGGAAACTCGCAGGCAGCTTGAAGAAGGCGATGTCGTCCTTGAGCAATCGCGTGAGGGAGATCTGCTCGAAGGAGTACGAGAACGTGGCGTCGCCAATCGTCACCTCGACGAACCAGTCTTTGTCGTTCGGGTTGACTTCTGTGCCGTCATGGGTGCCGTCCTCAAAAGAGCGGGCAAGCCCGAAGAAGTGGTCGGCAGTCACGAAGCAATTGTTCTTGATGTGGCAGGCGTTGAGATTGACGAGGCCTGCAGGGTAGCCGATCTTGGCATGGCGGATGGAGAAGTTGATCATCGCATTCGAGAGCCTGTGAGCCGCTATCTCGAGCGTAGTCCGATCGTCACCTTGCACTGCACCCCGAACTGGCTTGTGTGAACGTGGGATCTTCGGGGCGTCGGGCTTGCTGTAGCGGCCGTTGACCTCGACCTCAGGAACGACAGTCGGCATGCTGAGCATGGAAATACCGTAGGAGAGCAACTTCCACGCGAGGATCGACATCGTGACAGCTCCGGCGACCTTGAAAGCTGCTGCGAGATAGGAGTGGTGATCCCTTGCAACCTCAGTGATGGTCTGGTCGAGCCTCAGGCTGAGCCACTGGAACCTCAACACGATGAGCTCATAGAACAAGATCCCAGCGCACGCAGCCGCAGGGGCCACTTCCACGACAACTGCAGCAGTTCCTTTGAGCAGCTCCTTGAAGCTGCCCCAAATCTTGCGCATGAACACCCAGCGTTGGATGGCGACACCAGGGGTTATGTCGGTTTCCAGTTCCGGAGCCTCTTCTTGGACGGCTTGGACCTCAGCCTCGTCCTTGCCTTTGCCCTTCCAGAGCGGGCGGTAGGACGCCATGCTGGACGTACTGAGGGAGCCATCGCCGAACTCGACTTCATCCTTCCACTCCGCGAGCTTGGCGGCAAAGTCCTTGATGGGCACTGACTTGATGGCCGTTGAGCTCTGAGCCTCAACGGCAGGGCCCTGATTGACCTTCTCAACGGCGGCCATGTAGCTGTCGAAAGCGCTACCGAAGTCAACGTACTCGTCGGCACTGTTCGCGGCGCCTCTGACGGCGTTGCACAGGTCTTCAACGTCACTAGTGATGTGTAGCGACGTCTGCAGACTGCCCAGGTACTTGGAAGTGATGAAACCAATGAGCTGAACCATGTCGACTTCCTTGTCGTTGAGCAGGAACCGGTAGTCGCGC